AGCAGGAGCCTGTACCAGCCGCGATGAAAACAGTCATTCAAGCAATGCAGCAAGACCCTGATTACGCATGGAGCTGGCACTGCAACATAGCGATGGCTTTCGTTGATGCTGGCGGCGACCACTACACCGGAAATCAAGGTGCGGCGCGTTTTATGAAGATGCTTGCGAACGTAGAGCCAGCGCACGAACTTCCATCCCCGCAGCCAGCACAGCAGGAGCCTGTGGCGTGGCCTTGCTTGATTGCAGAGGCAGACTTTTCAGAAAACACCGTGACTTTGGCAATGCAATGCACAGACTACAAAGTTTCTGCGGGTATGCATTGGCTCTACACATCCCCACTAGCACAGCGCACATGGGTTGGGCTGACGCCAGAGGAAAAGAAAAACATTTTTCTTAAATGGTACGGAAAACATTGGGCATATACAAAACAAGTGCAAGCTGTGATGGATTCAGTAGAGGCCAAACTCAAGGAGAAGAACACATGACTTGGTGGATGTGGCTTATCGGCATTGCTCACACAGCCGTGTATGTGTGGGCGTTTTGGAGGAGCAAGAAATGACAACAAAATTAGTCCGTGACTCCATGCGGCTTATGACTGAGGCAGGCATAGACATTGTTGACATCAAATGGTTTGATTTAACCGGCGCATTTTCAGATCAACAAAAAGCCAATCTTGATCCCGTGATGACGCATCGTCCACCATTTGACAAATGCTTTGTTGCTTGGCAAGGCAAGACACGCAGTCACTCAAACTATGAAGTCCTGATGCTTGTGGCTGGTATTGACCCAGATGAAGGCATCACGGTGTCAATGTGGAAGGGGCCAAGCGGCACAAGGCTGCGCCCCATCCCTGCGATGTTTTATTTCATCGAGGATGACAACATCCGTTACGGCGCAGTCAATGATGATGAGCCGATAGACAAGGAGCTTGCGGAAATTATGTTGGCGCAGATTGGGGCTTGGTACAGCGCTATGGATCAGCGTATTGAGGCTTACATCCCGTTTATGCGGGACACCTTTACCAACCGCCGCAAGATACAACAAGGCAAGCTACCGACTTACGACTGGACAACGGTGTGGATTGAGCCATCCAAGCCTCGCCAAGAAGCAAAAGGTGGTACACACGCATCACCCCGGCTGCATGAGCGCAGAGGCCATTTAAGAAGGTTGTCAACCGGTAAAAATGTCTGGGTTAAATCTTGCAAAGTAGGAGATGCAAGCAAGGGCACGGTATTTCACGATTACGCAATTAAGGAGAAAGAATGATCTACGCGCTGATCGCCGTGCTGATTGCACAGGCTGTTTACACATACGTTGTGGCTGGAGGTTCGCATGAAAACAGTGATTGAAATGGCGCGTGAGGCTGGGATTATCCATCCAGAGATGGTGGATAAAACCCTTGAACGCTTTGCCGAGCTTGTCCGTGCTGACTCTATCGCTGACGAGCGTGAAAAACTAGCTGCGTGGATGATTCAACGTGGCTATTCAATAGGGCACGGTAATACGACAAAAGATTTACTTGATGAGCTTGATTGGCAGGTAGTACAAAACTGGACTAGTGCTATGAAAACTGGTGTGGAAACAGAGCGTGAGCAATGCGCACAGTTGTGTGAGCAAGGGTTGGCAATTGCAACTAGCCTCAGTGCACTGGACGATATGGAGATGTGGGGTGAAAAGTTCGCCGCAGCCATCCGAGCAAGGAGCAACACATGACCTGCCAACACCGCTGGGAGCCGGTCCCAGACCAACCGATCTACAAATGCGTCCGATGCGGCGCGTTCATGAGGATTATCAAATGACCCCGGTCAGACAGAAAAGAATCCGCACAATCCTGCGCTCAAGGCCAAGCGGCATGACACCCAACGAAATCGCGGAGGCAACGGGCCTACACGTTGCCAATGTCCGGACATCACTGAGGACGATGCCTGATACCTATGTTGACCGCTGGCGTATGGGTAAGCGCGGACAGTATGAGAAGGTGTGGGTCGCTGTGCCTGTGCCCGATGACTGCCCTCACCCCAAGGACCGCGTCAAGTGGGGCACGAACTTTAAGAAACCAAAGACCCAGTGGGTCATCGTTGAAGGAGCAACCGCATGAGAACACAAGGTGAACACATCAGAACCCTACAAAGGCGTGTAGCTTTTTTGAAGGCAAGAGAACACAGAAACAGCTATGACCAAGCAGAACTTGGCGCGTTGGAGTGGGCGCTTGTCAACTTGCCACCAGCACAGCGCACATGGGTTGGGCTGACGGATGAAGAAGTAAGCAAAGTGTTTGGTGGCGACATACACGCCGAGCATAGTGGTGAACTACGTTTTATCCGAGCCATCGAAGCCAAACTCAAGGAGCGCAACCAATGAAATGCAAATGCCACCCCGACTCACCGTTCCACTGGCGTGAGAATGTACAACCAAGCATCTTTGTGCGTGACATCGCGTTCCGCGCTAAAGGTATCGCCGTAGACGAGAACCTCACGATGGAGCAATCCATGATCGCGTACAAACAGTTTGGCATCTACAGCCGCGCACACCCATTGAACAAGCCATCACCAAACAAGCACGAACAATGAGAACATTCGCAACGCGGTCAATCCGCGAACTGCTCAAGATCAACGCTGACGGTATGGATGTAGGCACTATTGCCAACACCTTGAACCGGGAACCAGAGAACGTGCGCCGCATCCTTAAAACAATGCCAGACGCTTACATCGACAGGTGGACACGCTTTGGCGGTATTGGTAAGCCCAGCGCAATCTGGTGCGTAGTCGTGCCCCCAGAAAATTGCCCAAGACCAGACGCTAAGAAAGGAAGAAAGTAATGACAACCGGTATTGAAGAACTCAAACCTGTGAAGAAACGTAAAGGGCGGGGACCTGCAAAGAAACCCGCTTTGAACGGCACGAGCTTGCGACTACCGAGGGAGGTGCTCGACTTTTTTGAAAAGCACTACCCTCATTCCAAGCAAGTGAAAATCCGCGAAGTCCTAACCGACTACGTTAAAAGCCAAACCCAAGGAGAAATCAATGGCTAAGAAAATCACCCAAGCACAGAGCATCCGCGACTACTTTACTAGACACCCCGGTAAAACGGTGTCAGAGGTTGCCAAGGAAATGGGCCTGAAGTACCAAACTGTCTACATGACCAAACGAACAAAGGACAAGACGTTGTCCGCCGAGATTGCGTATCGAGTTAACAAGGAAATCAGCCGACCACGGGATTGGACGTTGATGCACATGACCACATCCGACAACAACATCGAGAAGGCGATGGAGCAAGAGTTCCCCATCACCATGGAGGAGCCCAAAGCCGCGAACAAAACCCAAAACCAAGGCGAGTTGCGCACAGTGATGCGCATGACAATCAACGACAAAGCCGACCCCGTCAACCATCCCGCGCACTACAAGTACGGTGGTATCGAGACCATCGACTTCATCGAGGCCAAGGAGCTTAACTACAACATGGGTAACGCCGTGAAGTACATCACCCGTGCCGACCACAAGGGCAACCGCAAGCAAGACCTTGAGAAAGCCATTTGGTACCTCAAACGAGAGCTGGGCCACAATACCTAACAACTGTTAGGGAAAATACTAAGCCGCCTTCGGGCGGCTTTTTTGCGTCTGGGTGTTGACAAAGTAAAGAGGTGTGGTATTCTATGGGTCCTGAAAACAAATTGGAGTGTTAGATGGCAACCACGCCAGAGGCCAAGGTCAAGGCCAAAATCAAGACCATCCTGAAAGAACACAACGTCTACTACGCCATGCCCATCGGCAGTGGCTACGGTAACGCTGGTGTGCCCGACTTCCTGTGTTGCTTACAAGGTCAGTTTGTAGCGATTGAAGCCAAGGCGGGTAAGGGCAAGACCACCGCACTCCAAGAAAAGAACCTGCGGGACATCAAAATGTCCGGCGGCTACGCATGGGTAGTCAACGAGGAGAACTTGGAGGAGTTCAAACAGTGGGTTGTGGAGTACAGAAAATAATGGCCGTCTCCCGCGCACAAATACTCAAAGAGCTACTGCCCGCCCTGAACATTTTGTTTGGGGCCGCGCACAGCAAGCGCAAACCCCCCGAGTACATCAAGCGTTGCAGGTACGGCAAGTACAGCATCTATCGCTGGGACTACGACAACCCCCTCGGTGAACGCAGGAGCACCACACTCGCCAAGGGGCTGGACAAAGAGACAGCCGAGGGAATGATGAAACTTTTAGAGGAACCAAAATGATTGAGAAATTTTTAATCCGATTCTGCGCACCAGAGGTGCGTACCATGATTGCTCGATTGCACGAGCGCCCAGACGACTTCACTTACGGCAGTAGATGGAGAGACTTGGCAGAAATGCGGCAAGGCTTCACTTGGGCCGAGCGCAAGGTGCTGGACAAGGAGTGGACCAAGTACAAGAAGAACCAAAAGCGCCGCGACCTGTTGGGCCTCATTAACAACGAGGTGCTTAACCCAACACCCAAAGAGCGTGGTTTGTTTGGCAACCTTGGATTCGCGGGTATAAGCGCGAACAACATTTCAACAGCCCAAGTGAGGGCGCAAATGAACGCAATGCAAGGCCAATACGCCAGCCAACTCGGCAATTACAACGATGCGCAATCACTTTTCCAAGGAGGAAACCGCAATGTCTAATTTTTCAACAGGTGTAGAGACCGTCATCAAGCGCATGGAGACCAACCCCGAGGAGTTCTTCAACGAGGCAGACAAGTGGCGCTTTATTTTCAAGGATAAATTCCGTGAGGTGCTGACCGAGCCCGAGAAGGGCGCACTGCACGAGGCGCTGAAAGCTGTACGCCGCAAAGAGTTTGACTACAGCGTAGTGCAGACACTGCTGAAAGACGAGATGCAGGACCAGATGAAGGGGTACGCTCAAGGGGTGATCTCCCAAGGGGTCATCACTGCAAGTTCATACGATAGCCGTGTCGCAGCAATTTCCAACCAAACGATACCCAAGCAATCGGAAACCCGGTACAACTTCCCATGAACATCATCACGATCGACTTTGAATCTGCGTACGGCGGTGACCTTGGGTTCAAGACTCAGACTACCGAGGAATACGTACGGGACCCACGCTTTGAGGTGATCGGTGTGGCTGTGCAGGTCAATGACGGTGAGCCCGAGTGGTTCAGCGGTTCGATGACTGACACTGCTGTGTTCCTCAATCAGTTCGACTGGGCCAACTCCCTTGCACTGGCGCACAACGCTGTGTTCGATGGGTTCATTCTGTCCGAGCATTTCGGCATCAAGCCCAAGGGTTGGTTGGATACGCTGAGCATGGGCCGAGCACTTCACGGTACGAACGTAGGCGGGAGCCTTGGGGTGTTAGCCGCGCACTACGGCATCGGCGTGAAGGGTGAGCAGGTCAAGCAGTACATCAACTACTTCCGCAGTACCTTTACCCCCGAGGAGCTGGCCGACTACGGATCGTACTGTTGCAATGACGTGACGCTGACGTGGGACTTGTTCGGCCACATGAGCCGAGGGTTCCCCAAGACCGAGTTGCGCCTGATCGACCTGACCGTGCGTATGTTCACCGACCCTGTGTTGCGGCTGGACCCGGTGATGCTTCGCGCCCACTTGAACAATGAGCGTGACCGCAAGGAAGAACTGCTCAGGACTTTTGACAAAGATGCTTTGATGAGCAACCCCCAATTCGCCGACCTGTTGCGTCAGCTGGGTGTTGAGCCGCCGATGAAGAAGAGCCCTACCACGGGCAAGCTGACGTATGCGTTTGCCAAGACGGACGAGGAGTTCAAAGCCCTGCTCGAACACCCGATCACGGCGGTGCAGACTTTGGTTGCCGCCCGACTGGGTACTAAGTCTACGATCGAGGAGAGCCGGACCGAGCGGTTCATTGGGATCGCGGGGCGCGGACCTATGCCAGTTCCCTTGCGGTACTACGCGGCCCACACG